ATTGGTAACCTAGAAGCAACACCAAATTTTTATGGTGCTGTTGGTGCTGATAGAGTACCACCACTATTTGAACGGTATTTTACTGGTTTACGGCATAGTGGACCTGCTAACGTCGCAATTAAAAGGAGTTAATTATGGGTTACAGTTACCCTTCAGCAAAAATCATCAATGATACAGCAGCCCACACGGGTAGATTTGGGAAAATTGCTGCACTACAGGATTCTGTTATTGCCACTCTTGTTTCTGAAAACATTACAGGAGATTTAACATCTTTGCAGTTTAAATCTACTGCTGAAATAGAGGGTGTTATTACAAGCATTACATTAACAAGTGGAACAGTTATTGCATATCTATTGTGAAAACATATTTTCCAGCGGCAAAAATAATAAATGATACCAATGCTCATACTGGTAGATTTGGCAAAGTTGTTGCATTGCAAGATTCTGTTATTACCGTTGGAAAACTTTTTGATTCAGTCCCGTCAGTTGATGATATAACAGATTTTGATAGTATTTTACCAGCATATTTCGGAGATCATAGTTCAATTCAATTAAAAGCAGGTGCAGAATTTTTTGGCCCGTTTTCAGTTGTCGTATTAGATAGTGGCACTGTTATCGTGTATAGATTATGAGTTTAGCCAACGCACTAAAAAAGGCAGCATCAAAAACACTTAGTAAACTTGGTGGTGATGTGACTATTAGGAGAGTGACAGCAGGGTCGTACAATACCACTACAGGAGCAATAACAGAATCTACATCTGATACCACTGTTAAAGGTGCGTTAAGCAATGTAAACAGATCCGAGGTAAATGATCTGATTGAATCCCAAGACAAGAGACTGACAATATCAGCAGGTGATTTGACCTTTGTACCGACAACAAAAGACAGAGTTGTTATAAGCAGTGTTGAGTTTAAAATTATTCAAGTAATTACAAATGAACAAAATAATACACCAATAAGTTTTGATCTTATCTTGAGGTAACTATGGTCAGAGAAATAAACCTAACTGATATCGGAGATCATTTCGGTGAAAAAGTCCAAAAGACTGTGCGTAAGGCAACTTTCAAGGCAGAGAAGGATGTGAAAGAATTTACACCTGTAGATACTGGAAATCTAAGAAACTCATTTCAAGTTCAGATAGAACCTTTTATCGGAGAAGTTTTTACAAACGTGGAATATGCTGAACCAGTAGCATATGGAACAAACCTCCCACCAACTTGGGGTGGTCAATATAGAACAAAACAAAATACAATAAAAGGATATCCAGAACTTATTGCAAAGCAACTGGAGCAGTTTATTAGAGATGAATTTAGGAGGTCATAATGGCAGCAGTTAATTTAAACACCGTAAGATCCACTGTAGAGGCGAGGCTTGCAACAGAACTTGCATCAAGTCCAGTAATACCTGTTGTTTTTAACAACATGGCTTTTGATTCGACAACAGAAGATACTTTTGTTCAATGCCTTACAAGTTTTGGTGCAAATGAATATCTAACCCAGGGAGATACAAGTAGTGCTACAAATAATGTTGTTGGTTTGGTAATACTTAATGTATTTACTGAAGAGGGTATTGGGGCAGGGTCAAACTATACCATTTGCAAGAGGCTTAGAGACTTATACAATAGGATCACTGTTTCTAATGTAATTTTTGATCCACCTATCGGCCCTGAAATATTTACATCAAGTCCAGAAGGTAAGTTTCAAACTCAAATTAGAATCACTTTTAACATTTATGAGGATCTTTAAATGGAAATAACAGAAGCAATGCTTGATGCTATTGAAGCGGTAAAAGGTAGGCGTGACCCTGCTTACTGGGATAATCGTTGTAGACGATATATGGAAAAACAAGAAAATTTAAAAAAAGATGTGAAAAAACCTAAAAAAGGTTAATATAAAATAAATACTTTCTTTTGTTATGGCTATTAAGGGTGATGTTGGGAAAATCATGTTTGAAAACGCTGGTGGAACCGAAGCTGACGTTGGGCAGACAAGAAATTGGTCTTTGTCTATAACAAAAGACACGATGGAAACAACAAAACAGGGTGACACTTTTAAAACAAATATTGGTGGCCTGATTCAAGGTGAAGGTTCCGCAGAATTACTTTACAACCCAAATGAAACAGGCGCAGGCTATACAACTTTTATTGATGATGTGTTAACCACAGGCGATAATGCTGATGCATTATTTGAATTATTTCCTGATAGAGATACATCTGCAAAAAAAATTAGTTTTGCGGGGATTATTACAAACGCAGAATATGGCGCAACACTTGGCGAAGTTCAAGTAATAAATATCAGTTTTATAACAAGTGGTACCATAACATCAGCTATATAGTAAATTTCGAATAACTAACCCCAACTAAACATGGCAACAAAAAGAACCGTTGATCTTATCACTGAGGCTTTCAGTGATGTTATGACCGCAAGAAGAAAATATGAACTCAAAAAACCAAATGGAGAACTTTTAAAAGAATTATATTTTCCACCACTTACAAGATTTGACAGAATACAAGCACAAGCAGCTACAGGTACTGATGATGCACTAGCAATATCTACTAGACTACTTTGTCAACTTGCACAGAATGAAGATGGCACAAAAGCTTTTCATTCTGCGGATGCTGAAAATTTAAAAAGATTTTTACCAGAAACAGTATTAAATGAACTTGAATTATTTATGATGGATATAAAAGTTGATTTAGATACAGCAAAAAACGAATCAGGCGAGATAACTGGTTAAATTTTGAGTTTTTTCTCGCAACAGAACTAGGTAAAACATTAATCGAATTAAGAAAAGCTATAACAGAAGAGGAGCTTGTTTATTGGGCTGCATATTATGAAGTAAAAAATGACAGGGAGAAACAAGAAATGAATCGTCAAAAGAACAAAACAAGGTAAGATATATAATAAAGGTAATTTGTATTTGTGGCACAATCAACAGTCAGATTAATAGTTGATGCTCAAAACGCAATCTCTCCATTAAAGAGAGTAAATGATGCTACAAAAAATTTAAGCAAAAATACAGATAAATTAAAAAATAGATTAAATAAATCAAATAGAGCGATAAGAGACTCAGGAAGATCCGCAACAGCTGCTGCAGGAGGCTTCAGGACACTTAATAGATCACTTGGGCCTTTATTAAAAATATTAGCTGTTATTGGAGCCACAAGATTTATTTTTATTAATGCTGCTGATATTGAGACTCAAAGAAAAAGCTTAGAAGTTCTTACTGGTTCTCTTTCTGAAACAAATAAAATTATTAAAGAGTTACAAGATTTTGGTGCTGTCACTCCTTTTAAAAGTAGTGAACTAATAGAGCAAACAAAACGATTAAAGGCTTTTGGTTTTGAAACTAATGAATTAGTTGATACCACCAAAAGGCTTGCTGATGTTGCTGGTGCTACTGGAGCAGATTTACAAGGCATTGCAACAGCCTTTGGTCAGATAAGAGCAAAGGGTAAGTTACAGCAAGAAGAAAATTTACAGTTATTAGAAAGAGGAGTTGATATAACAACTGAACTTAAAAATATAACAGGTTTACAAGGTGAGGCTTTTGAAAAAGCACAAAGACAAGGAAAGATTGGGGCTGATCTTGTTAATCAGGCACTTATAAATTTAACAAATGAAGGAGGTGCTTTTTTTGAGGGTGCTTCTTCACAAGCAACAACGCTGAATGGAAAACTGTCAACGCTGATAGATTCAACTGAAAGTTTAGCAAGAACTATTGGTTCTCAACTATCACCAGCGATAAAAGGTGCTTTAGATTTAGCAACTAAAGGTGTGGTAGAGATTGAAAAAATATTTAG